TCAGTGAGCTTAGCTTTACGCTCATCCTCATCTGTGATAGTTGCTAAGTCCTCTACAGCGATAAGATTTCTAAAGCCAGCATCCAGCCCCATCTCCTGTACTGCATCTACTACATCCAGCTTTAAGCCCTTGATAGTAAGATCCAGATCTCTCTTAGCCTGTGCCTGTAAGCGTTCCTGCTCCTCCGCCTGTCTACGCTCATCCTCTGTCATTTTTTCCTTAGCCTGCTTATCCGCCCACTCTTTTTCCTTTTTCTTGATAGCATCCGTTACTCGCTTATCTGCCATCTTTTCATACTCTTTCTGGAGTTCTGCTCTGATCTCCTCCTCTGTCTTTGCCTTAGGAGTAGTATCTGCACCTGCTCCAGTAGTGTTAGCGTTAGCTGTGGTATTAGTCTGGGTACCGTTACCCTGCTCCTGTGTCTGTGTAGCTGTGTTTGTGTTTACATCTGCCATAGTTGTTATCCTCCTTAAAATGAGTTATATAATGCTGATCCCTCGTAAGTTATCTGCAAAATATCCCTACTGTTTCTACATAAGTTAGGGTAAATATCTGGAGAAAATATGTATTTACTATGTAATCTTTTTTCAGTTTCTTTAGATTTTTATTTCAGAGCAAAAAAAAACTACCAGCATAACGCTAGTAGTTTATCTTTCTTATAATTGCACCATTTTATAGGGCTCTTTCTTGCTAAAATACCTGTAGTAAATAATGTTTCCTACCTTTTTTATCTCAATATCATCTACATTAGCCATACTAAGGAGGATCCGCCTATACTCCTTAGCTAGTGGATCATCGTGTAGTAATCTCAGTACCATATCTATCTCTCTTACACTCCACTCATAATCTGAGAGGGCTCTTTCTGCTTTGTATTTTGCCTCTATACGCTCTTTTTCTTCTTTAGCCTTAGAATATACCTCATAAAGTTTACAAGCCTCTAAAATAACGCCTATACGCTTATCCTTGCCATAATCATAAGTCCACTCATGCTGTATTTTTACGATCCTATACTCATTAGATCTATTTAACTCTACCTCTATATGTGCTGTAGAAATTTTCTCTTTAGATACCAATAAACCAGCCTTATACAGCCTCTCAATATCTCTAGGATTATCAATAAAGCTAGTCTGCAATAAAGCTCTCTCCTCTGGTTTTAATCTCCATACTACATCTGGCTGTATCATGTACGCTTTATCTCTTAGCTCCTTAGGTATTTTTCTCCACTCAGTATTAGTAAACTCATCAAAAGGAATACCTTTTATGTATCTATGCTCTTTGATACTAAGAAAATCTACAGCATAATGATAAAATCCATTATCCTCCCACAGATCCCTTACTATTCCAAACTTTATAACAGGATCCAGCCCTCTACTCTCAATAAAATATACTGCTTGTCCTATCTCTATCATGTTATCCGCCTCCTTTTATCTATCTTAATCAGATTTCTCCTCAAAATTTAGGCAAAAAAAAAGAGGCTAACAGGTATAAAAACTTGTTAGCCTCTTTTTCCATTACTTTTCTCTAAAATATTTACACGTTCCGCCATCTATAAATACTTTATCTGGCTTTGTAGCTGGGTATTTATACACCCCACAGCTACACTTGCTGGGATCATTTTCCATAGAATTACCTCCATACGCAAAAATACAGCCTACACAAGATTTACCATTTTCCTCCCAGTTAGAAAATTTCTCCTCTTTTAGCTCTTTTAGTCTTTCCTCATTCATTATTAGCCCTCCTATCTGTCTAAGCCCTTAAAAGCTCCTCTCTGCTGGAATTTATCATAACCTTTATCTAAAACTACCTCCATATCAATGTATGTAGTGTATCCAGATTTTTCTATTTTAGTAATTCTGTAATATGCACCTCTTTGTATAATCATCTCACTTTCTCCACCAAAAGTAGATTGTTTTTTAGTGCCATCCCAATCATCAAAGCCACTTGTATCATAATCTGCACCGCTATAATAACTAAAGGGCTCTGCATAAATCATTTTTGTACCTTTTGGGGCATAAATATTACAAATAACCTCTCCAGAAAATCCTTTACCCTTTGCGACACCTGCACTAATAAAATTGTACTGTCTACCGCCTTTTCCTATAAATTTTTGTAATTGTTCATTTGTCATAGAGCTAAAACCAGTAATTCCTAACATACTATCAATAGCCTCAGATCCACAACCTCTCTGTAGCCATATATCAAAATCATACTCTGATTTATCAATAAGTGTGGTCATTTTACGGATCTCATCTCCAGCACCCTCATAGTTAAGACTTACCTTTTTATTTCCAATCTTATTATACCACCCTCCAGCGTGTCCTGTCAGCGGTCTATTAAATTTACCACTACCAAAGGTGTAATCCCAAGTAGCGTGTTTCTGAGGAGCTGTAGCCTTTTTCCACACCTTACCACACACACCTCTGAGTACTGTATCTGCATCCGATGTATTTTGAAACCAGTAAGCATCATTTTTACGCTCCTCAGAATATGGATTATCCACCCAGATACCAGCCTTTTTCTGAGCATCTTCTAACTCTTTTTTGAGAGTTTTTACTTTCTTAGCCTGTAGCTCATATTCCTTACCCTTTTTTTCAAATTCTGTAAGACTTTCTTTAAGCTGTACAAACTTTTCATAATCTGCCCCTGTTGTCTGAGATAACTGTAAATCAAAATAAGCGTACTTATTAGGTATCTTATCTTTCTTTACTGCATAATCCTCAACCGTTACATCCTGTATCCAGATACCACTATATTTACCTGTTCCGTCAGTTCCTCCGCTATGAGCTAAATAAGCAAGCTCAAAATTTGCATCCTCTAGCTCTAGTTTCTTCTCCTCAGCCTCTTGTAATAATTTTTGTTGTTTAAGTTGCTCATCTTGCTCAACTCTCCACTTCTCATAGTTCTCAGCACCTCTAACGGATCCTGTAAGCTCGTTAAGCTCATTATCCTCAAAGGTATCACTTACTACAGGGATATACACACATCTACAGTTAGGATGGCGTGGGAGAGTAGGTTCCTCCCCCCTTTTGAATACTTTACCGTTATCAGCTCTGCAATACTGGCAAGTTCTACTATCTCCACCATTAGCACAGCGGTATCTAAGCTCCTCTACCCCAGTATCTTTATATACATCATCGTGAGCACAGTAGGTAACTCTCTTTGTTTCTGTCCTTGCTACCCTCTCAGCGTTATATCTGGCTGTATCTATACCTTTATTGATCCTATCCGTGATCTGAGGTATTCCCTCTCCCAGTATCATACTCTGAGTAAGTCCTACACGGAGATTTCTACCCAGCCTCTCCTTATCTTGCCAGAGCCTATCTGAGAACATAGCACCGCTCCACGGATAATCTAAGGTTTTCTGTATCAGAGCTGGATTAAGCCTGTTAAAATTAGCCTTTACCGTTATGCTCTGCCCCAGATCGTATACCTGCCTTAAAAACTGATCCGTATAGATATTACTAAGCCCTTGCCTAAAGGTAATCTGCTCTTTCTGTCCTAAGGCTTTTATCTGCTCTCCGATCTGCTCAAATAATCCTCTACTCCGTGTGAGTGCTGATTGATTAGCATAGCTCCACTCTCCCCCAGCCTTTTGTACCTTTGCTATGGTTTCTGTTACGCTGGCAAGGATCTCTTTCTGGCAACTAGCATAAATAGAGGCTAAGACTTTCTCCATCTTAGCCTCATCCTCAAACGCTTTGAGATTATTTTTAAGTACTGCCTCCTCACGCTCCTTAATGAGCTTAGCTCTCCTCACACTGTCCTCATGGAGGATCTTTTTCTGCTCTGGAGTAAGCTCTGAGTAGGGAATACCATACATTTTCGCTACTTCTTTGTTTACATAGCCTACATTAGCCACTCTTTACACCTCCTTACAGCCTCATATATCCCTTTTACTGTTCTGGTTGAGGAATTGTAGCCCCCTGTGCATTTAAAGCCTCCTGTCTGCTATTCTGTGCGTTAAGGTTAGGGAATAAGTAATTACTATCCTCTGTAATATTCTGCGTAGAGTAAGGATCTGTATTCTGTCTATCTCTTTCCTTATCTGCATCCAGTTTCTCCAGCACTTCCTTAGGGTTATCAATGAATGGGAGTAAGCTAAGGAGCGTTTCCTTATCCACTTTTCCATCCAGCTTAGTTACTGTGTCTACAATTTCTGTAAGATTGTTAGGTACATTTCTACTAAACTCCACTTTGAGGTTAAGTACATCCACCTCACGCCCTGTATTTACATGGATAGGCACACTAAGCACTCTTACCAGCTCCTTTATAGCCTTTTCCATCTTTCTCTCCTTGATAATACACTTAGTTTCCAGCCCAAAGAGCTTAAATCTGATAGCTACACCGCTAAGATTTCCTGCAAAGTTCTCATCTGAGAGATCTGGTACGGCGGAAAACTTGTGGATATTCTTCTCCAGCCTGTTAAGATGGTTTTCTAATGCCTCCGTCTGGATCTCTTTAGTGATAAACTTAACATCTCCATTCTCCATTACCTCAATAATGCCCTCATCTTTGAGTTTTTGGATATTATCCCCACTCGCTGTCATGTTTTTAAGCATTAAATAGGCATTTCTAAATGCCTCAAACTCATTAGATACATCGGAGAGCACCTTATCATAATCATTTACCAGAGTTTCTATCTTTTCAAGATCGCTCATCTGCTCCTCATTGTTATAAACAGTGATAATAGGGATCCTACCGTAGATATGAGGCTTTTCCTCTACAAACTCATAGCTTGCAAACTGCCTAGCCTTGCCCTTACCTGTAGTAGCACATGAGCCATCATCTACACACTTAAAGATCTCTACCTTAGTAGGGCTGTATACCTCTGCATAGTGGGTAGTTTTCTTAGTATCCTCTGTATCAATATCATACAAACGGATCTTATAGGCTGGCTCCTTTGTGGAGCTGTTCTTATACACCACAATAAGATCCTCTGGGGATACTCTCATCATCTTAGTATGGCTCTCCTCATCTTGATATACTAAGATATGGGATAAGCCCTTAATCATAGCCTCCTTACCCCACTCTATAAAAAGATCGTCTTTATCATTATCGCTACAGATCTTATCTAACTCATCCTGTACCGCTGTATCCTCCAGCTCTGTAAGGTCTACTCCTACATCCGCTGGATCTACCTCTACAGGTGCCTTATCCTTTTTAGGCTCTGTATAGTTAAGTACAATAGGATTACCCAGAAAGTAACCTACTGTGTTATCAATCGTCTGTCCGAAAAAGTCATTTACCAGCTTATTATTAGGCTTGTTTTTATCTTTTCTCGGTCTGTTCTGGATCTTATGCTTACCCTCGTACAGCTTTTGAAACTTTACATATCTGGGAGCGATCTTATTTACATGAGTATCTACCAGATCATTAAGAAAACTGGTGCTAAATCTGTCTCCCTCAACTTCTACATTAAACTCTCTGTCTATCGGTCTGTTAAGCTCTGCCATATTGCTTATATCCTCCTTTTCTGCATAAAAATAAGCCCTCACTTATTAGGGCTTTTACACTAAATTCTAAAATCTTCTCTTTTAAGTACTCTAATCTCATTACCACCATCTGCCATAGTCATAGCAAAGTCTAAGGCATCAAATAAATCATCGTGCTCCACCTCTGGAAATAACAGTAAGCACTCCTCCAGATCATCCATACCCTCTCTAAAATATACCTTGTGGTTTTCAAAGTTAGCCGATCTCCTCATAGCTCTGGTTACTTTGTCCTTAGAGGTATTGATATTGATAATAGGGAGTAAGGATAATCTCCTAAGCTCCTGTGCTAAGGATTTCTGATAGGCTACCGTTTCCACGCCTATTCTCTCCACCATCGGAAACTTATTTCTACCATAGTCGATAATGGTATTAAGCTGGGTATTAAAGGTTAATCTCTCTTTCACATAATCCAGTACATATACATTGTGATCTGCATCTACCCCTATTACCATGAGTACAAAATAATCTCCTTTATCCTGCTCTTTCTCAGATATTGCTAAGTCACAGCCAAAACAAAGCCTTACCTTGATCCACTGATCTATACCATCCTCTGTTTTAATACGCACCTTAGCGGTCTGAAAATCATAATCAATCTTATACTCCTCGTAGTATCTGAAATACTGAGCCTTGAAAATTTTACCTTTTGCCAGCTCTGTATCATTTTGATACTGCATATTAAAAATGATCTTACCAGATTGCTTAAGAATAGCCTCCAGCCTCTCTAAGCTAAATTTCTCCTCCCAGAGAGATACTTTCTTACCATTTACCACTCTTATAGCTTTCTGGGTATTTACCACATAATCCTTACTCTTTATCAGATCCTCATACAGATCCAATGGGTTATATCGTGTACCCAGTATATGGATCTCTCCATCTGGCTCTAGTGTAGGGAAAAGAGAGCTATAAAACCACTCCTTAAGGTTACTCCTCTGCTTTTCAGTTCTGGCATTTTCCAGCCCTACTAAGTCATCGCCTATAATTACATCAAAGTGCTTAGAAATAACCGCTCCAGAGGCTCCTAGTGCTGTTAGAGTAGCCTCTTTCTTAATCATGCTACGCTTATTTACCGTAAACTCTCTATCATTCCACACATTATCCTTACTGGTTTTCCAATCTCCGAAAATTCTAATAAGATCCTCATTCTGCTCAAAGTGAGTACGAACCTCTTTAAGAAACGCCTCCGCCTGTGTTTGTGTTTTGGATCCTATCATAATACGGATATTAGGATCTCTGAGGATCCTTGTAATACAATAATCCACATCGCCTACAGTACTTTTACCGAAACCTCTAGGGGCTAGATCCAGCGTGCTCTTACTATTCGATATGTTAGAGATAATGCTCTTATGGAGATCCATTACATTTCTCTTTGTAATGTAGGTACATACCAAATAGTACGCTATCTCAAAATCTGCCTCCTGTATGAGGTACTTTATCATAGCATCTCTTTCTCTTTGATCCTGTACCTCCCCTAGCTTATCCTCTACTAGGGATACTACTTTATAATCTAACACATCCGCCTAACCTCCTTTCTACGCATAATAAAAGGGAGCCTGTTAGCTCCCTACATCGTTACCAGCTTGATAATAAGTACTATAGCTACGATCCATAGCGTAACCACATTAAACGCCTGTACATTCTTATAACGGTTACTCTCTGGCATAGCATTAAACCAGAGTGTATCTACTACGGATAATCCTACTACCGCTATGGTACAGAGGATAAATACCAGCTTTAATAATCCTGCTACCATGTTCTACTCCTCCTCTCACGCTCCTTATACTCTGCCTCCTCTCTGAGGTCTTTATACGGTCTACCACAATATCTACACCTCCAGCCCCAGCCCTTTTTATATGATGGCTTATGCTTAAGGATATAGAGTGTATGTTTACATCTTCCTAAATCACTCATCTCTTTCCTCCTTTTGCCTGTTTTCTAATTCTAAGCTACTGTTATGGCTTGCCACACAAAGGCTCATCATAACCACGCCTACTCCTGCACCTGCCATAAAGCATCCGATCCCTACTAAAATAATCATATAATCCCTCCTAACTTAAAAGGAGAGCCTTTTACAGCTCTCCCTCCCTAACCTCTGCCTTTATTCGATTGTTACCCACTCCATAGGCTCCAGATCATCAAATACCACAGGTACTCTCTCTCTAAGCTCCTTTAAGAGCGGTACTGCTACCTCTAACATCTGCGGATGAGGCTTTCCTGTAGATCCGCAAGCTCTGAGGCTTAAGAAGTGCCTCCACTCTCTAAGGTTAGCTGTCATTACTACCTCTGTTTTGAGGCTGTTAGGTAATACAGATCTTGCCTCCTGTGGAGTTCTTCCCTCACTAATCAGATAGTTATAGGTTTTCTCTGCTCTCATACAGCTTTCTACCCAGTTATCCATCTCTGGAGTATCCTCCTCAAAAAATACAGGGCGGATAAAAGCTACATCTCCGCTTTTATTGTAATTACAGTATCTTGTACTCTCCTGTGCATAGCTGGCTACTCTGTGGCGTACAATCTCATGGGATACACCTCTATCACAGATAAACTTTACACTAAAAGAGTAATGCTCCAGCATTGCCATGTGATTACTCTTAATGAGAGCTCTTACCATCTTCTCAGCGGATCCCTCTGCGATCTTGTCCTCACTCTTATAACATACTCTGGCTACTCTCTCGATCTTCTTTAAGATTTCCTCTCCATTGAGGGTATCTAAGATCTCATATCCTGCATCTACGATTTTCATATATACCCTCCTTACAGCACCATAGCTAAGCGATCCTTAAGCTCTCGCTCAATGTACTCTCTTACCTCAATCGGATTAACATTACCTGTAATATGTACCTCTGTGTATCCGTTTCCCTCTTTGATCTCCTCCAGCTCTACTCCTGCCATGCCAGAGATAATATCTTTAAGGGTTTTATCTACAATCTCAGAGATCTCCTCATCGGTCTTACCGTTTCTCTTACCTGTGATCTCGATATGTCCTACAGATCCTCCAAACAATCCTCTTAACATAGCATCCATAAAATCCTCATGTTTAGGCTTGTCTTTCATAGCACATTTACAGTTAGGATGTACTGGAGGCTCTTTTCTCTCTGCTCTGGCTCCCTCAATAGCATCAATCTCAAACTGGATAAACTCCTGTGCTTTCTTAAGATCTTGTACAAGATCATCCTTGTTCCCTGCTCTGGAGATGTACTTTACAGCACTCCCTAAGTTGAAATTTAAGCCCCACGCTCTGATTACATCCTTAGGCTGTGGGTTCAATCTGTTATAGTGTTCTGGGTTAATAGCATTACTCATATTATGCTTACCTCCTTATGTTTGATAAGTAACATAATCACATAAACCTTAAAAAGTTAGATTTACTTACATTTTTTCTTTGTCTTTGTGCAATTCCTACAAAGGGCTCTATATTTTCCCTAGAGAAAAACCTTATATCCATTGTGCAATCTGCACTACTTCTTAGCACTTTTCATAAGCTGAGCGATCTCATCTAAGCGATCCTTAGCATCCTGTGAGAGCTCCTGTGTACCGCCACTCTCTACACGCTCTGTAGCCTCTCCCATAAGGAGCATATCCAGCTTAACCAGCCTCTCAAAATCGTTAATATTTTTAACTTTTACCTTGCCCTGTGCGATATCCTTACTAAAATCAGCCATAAGGTTATTGATAAGGATACGGTACTTAGTCCGTACATCCGTTAGCTCCGCTGTGATCTTAGCCTCGTTACTGTTCTGAGCGTTCTCTATATTTCTCTGGGTTACTCTAGCTACCCAGTTAAAAGCCCTGCTCCACCCTGCTACTGTTCTCTCTGTTCTTCCTATGGTTTCTGCTACCGCTCTAAGGGATCTCTTATCTCCTAAGCCATAATACAGCTCAAAGGCTTTCCTCTGGAGCTCATTCTCTTTACTCAATGTATTAGCCACCCTCGATCCGCCTCCTTTCCTTGCTCTTTGTGAATAGGAGGGAATTTCTACAGTTTTACTTACATTCCTGTTGTTATCCGTTAATTCCCTCTATTTTCTTTCTATCT